TTACGATACTCTGTCACAGACATCATTGCAGAGTACCTTTCTTTGATTCAGAAATTACTTCTTCTGCCTTACGAAGAAGCTGCTTGGCACAACGAAGCTGCCAGAGCGTTTCTCGCTCATGTGTAACGTCCTCATCATCAAGCTCTGTCAATATCTTGCAATATGTGTCAATTAGTATTCTTGCACCGACTTTGAAGTGCTCTGCATTGGTAGGTTTAACAAGCTCAAGATTAAACATTTGTGCCTCCGTGTGATAGTGTTGTTGTCTGAGCTGCTCAGCAACTTATGTTGAGCTGAGCAACTTGTCAAATTTTGTACGGAGGTTTTTTTATGACTCTTCTAAAAGATATTTTTGGCTTTACAATTTACTGTGTCTCGTTTGTGATCGTATTGCCGATCTTCCTTTTCAAAGAGTACAGGAGGCGTAAATATGAAGAACGCCGCAAAGTGCCAGATGTGTGACCAACCAATCTTGGAAAAAATCCTACTGGGTAAAGTGGTAGCTTTAGATGTTGGTCATGGCTGGAATAACTCCGCATTGTTTGATGATGGAGCTATTGGAAATGGAAGAACTGAATACGAGCTTAATTCACTGGTAGCAAAGAAAGTTGCTGAGATACTTTCTACACTTGGAGCAAAGGTTCATGTTTTTGATTATGCGCCAGATACCAGTGAAAGACTTTTCCTGAATCAAAAAGGAAAGAAAGCAGGAGAAGTTAAAGCTGATGTTTTTGTTTCTATTCATCATAATGCTTACAATGGCACTGCTCAAGGTACAGAAACACTTGTACATAGTCACTGCGAAACTCATGACGAAGTACTTGCTGAATGCATTCATAATAAATTGATGGATCAGCTGAAACTAACTAATCGAGGTATTAAATCACAACAGCTTGGCATTCTAAAAGGATGCCCGACAAATATACCTGCCTGTCTAACTGAAGCATTTTTCATAGATTTTGTTGGTTTGAAAAATAAAATCCCAGAACAGCTTTTAGATGATGAAGCTCTGGGAATTGCACTGGGTATCAAAGAATTTTTAGAGATGGAAATGGTCTAGAGTAATATCATATGCAAGCATAAATTTCATTGCAGGATTTTGTGCTTTCTGTGTCTGATAAAAACTATACATCTTATCAAAAAAAAGTTTCTGTAGATTATATTCTTCAACTATTTTGAAACACTTCATAACTTCCACAGCTACTTTTTCTGGAAGCTGTGAAACTTCTTTTTCAAACCATATTTCATTTGTTGTTTTCATCTTCTTCTGGCTCCCATTCGTTTACGACATCAATATATTTCATACCGCCAAGGCCATAAATGCACATATCAGTAGTCATTGTCTTTTCTATTTTTGAACTTGGCGGCTTCATTCCCTTACTTTCTAAGAATTTTAAAAGTTCATTTAGATCGATATTATCTAGAAAATCTCTATATTCATTTTCTAATGCTTTGATCATTTCACTTTTTTTCATTTAATTTTTCTTCTTATTTGGTGGTAGTATTGTCAGTTTGTCAGAAGGCACAAAGTAAGTGCCACTGATAAGCTGAGCATCTTTGATTCTTCCTTGCTGTGCCAGTTTCCGAAGTCTTCTGGCACTGATGGTGTCATCTGCAAAACTTGCTAGGCTTCTCATATATCTTTCCCTTCTGGCATTTCCAAAGTATAGAGCCACTTTGGAATCACGATTCTTGCACTGGTTTTGATTGCACTTGTTTTGACTTTGCAATCTCAAGCCATCTGTTCAAATTCTTTTTCTAGTCTATTTTTGCAAGATACAGCTTGCTCTACGTTGATGAAGTTGTAGCTGACCACACCATCGTTAAATGACCGATTTGTTTTCATTCTGACAACGAACATCATCACGCCTTCAACCGATTCTATGACCACTTCAAAAAGCTCTTGTTTCTTTTTCATTTCAAATTATCCTTAATTTGTAGACCTGCATCTATATGACGTGTAATCTCTGCCAAACGAGCTAAAACATCTTTTGCTTGCACTGTGGTATCGCAATCAAATTTAGAAGATTGCAGATACATTTTTAGACATTCAATTCCTTCAATTACTTCAAGATATTCATTTGAAATTTCTTCTTTTGAATAATTTACTTTCATGTCATTACTCCTTGTTAGAATACCTAGCTTATACCCAAAAGGGAATAGATAGTCAAGTTCTCTGATTAGAAAATTTCAAATCCGATTGCCTTGAGGCTTTTGATTGCAAACGGTCCTCTGAAGTTTGCTTCAGCCAGACCTTCGACGATGTTTGTCAGGTCTTCACAGAAAACATCCTTCATTTGTGCCTTTTTAGCGATTGTACGGCCATTCCAGAGGCTGACATCATAAAGGTCAGCTGCATTAAGTTTTACTACAATCTTGGCCTTTTTTGAGCCGAACAGAGATACGTCGAACTGAAGAGAGTTGCTTCCTGCTACATAGTTCTTTGCACCGATTGCCATAAGGATTTGGCGGCTAATTTGGCTGTGGATAATTTGGGCAACTTGAACTGACATTTGGAAACTCCTTGTTGGTGGCCTTCATTGGCTTGTCTGTGTTGTACCCAATAGGGAATAGACTGTCAAGTGAGCTGAGCAACTTTTTTTAGATATATTCTGTAAGGTACTGGTTGACCTTCTGACCATTGACTGTTTTCAGCCTGATGCTCTTCCCAAGGTCTTTTTCAAGTTCAACCATCCTATTGAAAAGCTCTGGACGCAGCTTTGCTGCTTTCTGGTGTTCTTCTTTACGACCAAACACGCAGAACACGCATGAAAGGCGGCTAAAGCCTTCTGAGTAGAGCTTGTGCGGCTCTTGGCCTACAGAGCTAATTTCATTCCAGACATCATTCAGCTTGTAGTCAAAAATTGGGTACCATTCCCAGATTTGGATATTGTCACGTTTTAAACTCATTTTACTAAGTTTAAATGGTTCTTTCTTGGCTCTGGCAGGGCTTTCTTCTGCTCTGATACCAATGCAGTTGATGGCGGATTTAATGCCATTATCGCGGCAGTATTTCTTGATGAAACGGCCAATTGGCTGTGTCTTCATGTCACTGGTGCAGAATCTAGCCAGACCACTGGGCAGACGATTGTACCGCTTGCACAACTGGAAGAAATCCATTGGAGGCTTAACAACATGAACTTCATATCCAAAGCTATTTGATTCGATGAAATGGTGCATTGGCTCCCATTCCATCTCGCCAAGGTCAGCATGAACAATGACAATCTTTCCCTTGAATCCTGCCTTGTGAACAGCGGCAAGCATTGCTTGGCTGTCTTTACCTGCACTGTGATTGATAAAAAGAACTTCAGCTTCAGATACTTGGGAAGGGATATTGTTCAGCATTGGGTACGCTCCTTGTTGGTGATGACTAGGTTGTACCGTAATGGGAATAGCTTGTCAACTTATTCCAGAAAGTTTTTTAAAAAAAAAAGTAAACTCACTAAAACACATCAGAAATAACATTAAAAATTGTTTTGAATTATAGACTTCTGATAAAATAATTCGATTTGCTTGCAGTAAATCGCACAGCCATGTAAAACCACAGACAGCTTTTCAATAAAAAAACCCTGACTGGCCGCAAACCATCAGGGCATGGAACTAACCAAAGGCAGTGGTCGTTCAAGGCGAAAGTTATCGCTTTTGTGCCTCCAATGCAACTACATAGGAGGCGTTTGTGTCTGAAGAGTTCATTTCTGAAATTGAGTTTCCATTTACTCAGATACCTATAAAAATCTGGGAGCTAAATCTTCAGCCAACGGAATTTTTAGTACTAACAAGGATAATCTACCGCGCAGGTTTAAGAGGTCAGTGCTTTGAATCTAGAAATAGCATGTCAAAACACTGCAATATTAGCATTCGATCAATTAGCTCTGCATTTTCTGTATTAGAAGAACTAAACATTATTGAAATAAAATCAAGAAAAGCTGAAATGAAACCGAACCTGATTCGGATAAAACCAGTTGCTCAGTGGTTGAGCAGGATGCAACAACAGAATGAAAAAGAGATACCTAGTGCAACCATTGCACTACCCCTAGTGCAACCATTGCAGGAGGCTAGTGCAACCATTGCACATGGAACTAGATCAAATGAACTAGATCAAAATAAAATAGATTTAATAAATATAGTTGCAGCGGCACAGCCGACTGCACCCAGTGAACCTATGACAGAACTTGTGACACTAGAAGTTGACACAGTAAAACCAAAATCAAAGACTGAATTAACTTGGAGAGCTTATTGCGATGCATATCAAATTAGGTACAAGGTAGAGCCATTAAGGAATGCAAAAGTAAATGCACAGCTAAAACAGTTTTGCGAAAGAGTGGGATATGAAGATGCGCCAGAGCTGATGAGGTTTTATCTGGGCATCAATGATTTTTGGTACGTCAAACAAATGCACACTGTGGGAATAGCACTTGCAGATGCAGAAAAGATTGTGGCCGCCTACAGACGTGGCTCAGTTGTAACCAAGCGTGAGGCAGAATACATAGACAAGACTAGCTCTAGAAAATCATTCATTGAACAGATTTATGATGCGAGAGATTTAAAAGAATAATTAATCGGAGGCACCCGAAATGAAAGTCACAAGAGAAGTTGGAATGTTCCTGATGTCAGTCTTTGAACAATCTGGAGTAACAGTTACTCCAGAACTGTCTAAATTGATCGATTTAAGTTTTGGAAATGCAGATCAAAAGCTTCTTATGCAGGCTGCTGTTGAGGCAATGAAGACATCCAGAGGTAGAATCACGATTGCTGAGGTTCAAAAGCAACTCGACCTTCTTTCTCCCAGACATCCCGACGAGCATCCATCAGCTGAGGAGGCTTGGTCTTTGGTTCCAAAGTCTGAGTATGAAAGTGCAATGCTTACTGGTGAAATGACTGATGCATATTTTCGTGGTGGGATTAGAGATTATCTAGAACGTGATGACCACTGGAACGCAGAAAAGACGTTCAAGAAACTTTATGATGAGAATGTTTCAAAAAGCAGAGCCGCCGGAAAAAAGGCAGTATGGGCTGCAACAATGGGTGCTGATAAATCCATGCGCGTCATAGGTCTTGAAAAGGCTGTTTCAATGGGCCGCATGACTTCTGACATGGCCACTAATCTTGATCCACAGAATCAGGCAATATACTTGGCTACTGAGAGAAGTTATCTTGAAAATCTTCCAGACAACCAACGCAAAGCACTAGAAGGCAGGATTCAGAATATAAATAAAAATCTGCTTATGCTTGCTGAAGCAAAAGATAATCAAGAAAAAGATAGACCAGACCCAGAGAAAATGAAAAATCCAGACTTGGCAACTAAAGCTAATCAACTTGGGCTTACGATTTATGAGTATCTAATGCCAATGAAATATCTGACGGATGAGAAAAGAAAATCTATTTTTGAAAATTTGAATAAGCAGTTCTGTATCAAGTTAGAACCAGAATCATTCGGTATAGCTCGAAAATAATTGTAAATGATGATGTTCCTCTGTATTTTTCATATAGAGGAATCATAAATGTCTGAACTGATAAAAACCATTCTGAAACTTCGAGTAGGTAAGACGGCAAAACTTATATTAGCTGTTATGTCTACCAACAGTTTAGAAAAAAAGTGGCTAGTAAAGGAAATTGTAGAGTATATCGGTGGAGATGCTAAAACAGTAAGATTTTCTATCAAAGAATTATTAGATCAATCACTAATAAAACTTGTTGATAAAGCTTCAAATCAAGCAAATATCTATATGCTTAATCACAAACAGATTATGCTCTTTTCTCTACATCAGAATGATGAATTGATGATTGAAAGCGAGTTAATACGTCTTTCACGTCAAGCTCAACGACACCATCAGAAACGCAACATTCTTTCAAAGCAGACAAAAAAATCTTAACCATTTTTGTTGCTAATCCAGAACTAATTTTTACAGAACAATGCTCGACAATATCCTTTCTAAGTAGACAAATTAAGTGATTGAATCCTAATATTTCATTTATAGATTCACATTTAAAGCTGTCTTCAATAATAGAAATTTCAAATTCATTTATTCTATTTATAATAAATTCGTAGAAAATTCTCAGGTCATTTGTATTTCGCATTCTCAATAGCTCTGCTCTTTCTGGAGCAGTTAATCTAAATTCTTGAAAGTGATGTTTAGAACCAATTAAAAAATCCATAGTGCCTCCGTTGATTATCTTGACTGGTGAACTTACTTAGCACAAAATTGATTCATCAGAAAGATTAGGAAGATATGAAAAAGAAGAAATTAAAAAATGATGAACAGCTTAATGAGTCAGGTAGTTCTTCTAAAAAGAAAGATGATGAAACATTAGCTCAAATTATTTTATCAATTAGAAATGGCGCGTCTGTTCATCAAATAGCTAAGGCATATAGCCTAACAATTGAAGATGCTCATAGGTTTATTGACGAAGTATCAAAAGACACTAGAGATGGAGCGGCTCAGCACAGAATCATTTTAAGGTCGATGCTGCGAGAAAGAATACCAGAGGCTGTAAAAGTATTAGTAGAAATTTCTACTGGAACAATTTCACTAGCTGATAATCATGACCTACAAATAGCTAATCTAAGATTCAAAGCTGCTGACAAGCTAATACAATATGGTTCAAGATTCCTTATTGAAGACATTCCAACCAGTGCAGTTGAGCAGGGCAAGGCAGAAGAAATGATTCAGACCATCTTTGATTTTGAATCAGTTGTCACAGATGATGGGGCAACAACACTGGTGGCAAAACCTTCTCTGAGGCTAGTGGAAAATGAATGACCTTTAATATCAAACTACCAAGACCATATGCCACATGGCAGAGGCATCTGATTACTGAAAAAACCAGATTGATATGCCTTGCACTGGGTACTAAGTGCGGCAAGACTCTTGGTGGTGCAGGCAGGATTGCTAATTTCAGCTTTCAAGCTCCACTTGAGCAGGCTGCATTGTACAGAATCATTGCTCCAACGTATCAGCAGGCAAGTATCACTTACAAATATCTGGATAGACTTTTTCCTGCTGTTCTTCCACCGCAGAATGGTCTTGATGCAAAGCAATATAGGGCAGCTCAAGAGCAGTGGGCAACAATAACGCCTGAACGCTCAGAGTCACGAATGCGAATGAAATGGAATCATAACGGTGCTGTTATTCAATGCATCCATGCTCAAGATCCAGAGAAAAGTATCGAAGGTGAAAGAACACACGGAAACTTGATTGATGAGGCTGCAAAAGTTTCACAACAAGCTTTTGCTTCTGTGATGTCTACAACTTCACAGACTGGTGGTTGGATTGCTTGTACATCCACTCCCAGAGGGAAAAACTGGTTCCATGACCTTTATCATCAATGTCAGGAACACATGGCATGGGCTGAGAAACATCAAAAACCGTACGAAAAGTTTTGTGCAACGGCTAGAACAATTGATTCACCTTATGTTGATAAAAGAGTAGTAGAGCAGGCAAGGCTTAGTCTTCCAGACAGATTATTCAGACAGTTATATCTTGCAGAGTTTGTTGATGACGGCTCTGTATTTGCGGGGCATAGAGATTGTGTTGAAGGTGCTTTGATTGAAGCATATGGAAAAATGCAGAGTTGGATAGTACCTGATTCAAAATCAAAAAAGGTTGTAATTGGTGCCGACTGGGCCAAAAGAACTGACTACGGAGTATTTATTGCATTTGAAGTTGGAACTTCCAGACCTAAGTTAGTAGGATTCAGAAGATTCCAAGGCTTGGACTACAAAATAGCAATCAAAGAGCTTTACAACTTCACAAATGAATTTCAGGAAGTGCTACTGGTCAGACATGACAGAACAGGAATCGGTGATGTCATCAATGACCTGCTAGACAATTTTCCATGTCCAATTGACCCAGTAATTTTCACAAATGAATCGAAATCAGCAATGGTTGATAGCTACATGGTGGCCATTGAAACTAGAAATCTGATTCTTCCAAATTGGCCAGAGCTGATTAAAGAACATGATAATTACGATGTAAAAATGTCTGTACTTGGTAAGCCAACTTATTCAGCTCCAAATGGATTGCATGACGATATTGTCACAGCTTGTTTTTTGGCTTGGTCTGCTGTCTTGGAAACTCAAGATAAAATCTATGACGTTCGCTTTCTTGAAGACCTTCCTAAAACTGCTCTTTCTGTTGAAAACTGGTATTCTCAAATAACCGATGAAAATGACGACTTCTAAATCAGTTTACACAAGTGGAGCGGAGACAGAATGCCTTTGGTCGTGCAACTTAAAAAAGGTGAAGCACTAAAAATCGGTGACCAAGTGGTTATTGTTAGCGCATCAAGAGGCGCAAGAATTGTCTTAGATGCTCCCAAAGATGTGAAAATTGAAAGACTAGGAGTTCTTCCAGAAAAGGAACAGGAAGATGCAAAGCAACAAGGCGCAATCATCGTTAAAAGGGCAAGTGAAAAAGAAGAGAAATAGAGGTAACTATAATTTAAGATATATTGATCCAAATGGAGTTTCTACAGATGAACCATATAGCTCAAATTGGTCAGTAGAAACAAAAGCATTTCTGACAAGTCAAAATCTTAAATCTCTGTTTTTTTCTGAAGACTGGGTATTCATTTCTGTCGATGCATATGCACAGCCTTTAAGTTCATTACCGTTGATTGTAACAAGAAAGTCAGAAGATAATGGACAATCTATTGAAAAGCCTGTTCAGTTTCATCCCGTTTCTCAATTACTAGAAAATCCAAATCAATATGTAGATGGCGTGGCTCTAAAATATTCTTTGGTATGTGATTATGTTCTTGGTGGAAATTGTTTTCTTTATCATGCCAAACAAAATAAACAGCTATATCATGTAAGTTTTGATAGAGTTCAATATAAATTTACTCAGCAAGGATTACCAGATAGCTACATTGTTTATCCCGATACTGATGAAATTATTCCTAATGTAACAAAAGGTATAAGCATAGCTATTGATGAAATGATTCATGCCAGAAGACCTAATCCAAGTTCGCCACTTTGGGGATTAAGCCCATTTATTGCTGGAAGAAGAGCTGTTCTATTTAATAGATTTTCACAAGACTATTTGAACTCATTCTATTTAAAAGGAGCTACTCCACAATTTATTTTGGAGATGGAACAAAATGCAAATGAGCAGTCTGTATTGAGATTATTAAGATCATTTGAAATTGCTCATACTGGAAGAAGAAATCAGAGACGAACTATGCTTCTTCCTAAAGGCGTTAAAGCAACAACAGCAGATCACAAAATTGCAGACCAGCAAATTACAGAGCTTGTTAGGATGAATCGTGAAACGATATTGAATACTCTACATATTCCAAAACACGTTGTATCTTTGCAGGAGGCTGGAAGCCTTGGCAGTGAAGAGCATAAAATGTCTCTGAAATATTTTTGGACTGCTGCTCTAATTCCAACGGCTAATGCAATTTCAGCTGCACTTACAAAACATTTTAGAAAATCTGGAATGCTAGCAGTAAATGAACAGCTAGTATTTGACACTTCAGAAGTTTCTACTCTGCAAGATGATATGAAATCGAATGCTGAAACTGCTTCGGCACTACTAACGACTCATACAATCAATGAAGTCAGAGCAACGATATTTGGACTTCCTCCACTTGATGGAGGTGATGCTCTTCCGGGACAAGCTCAACCACAATTACCTTTTCTTAATATGCCTTCACCAGTGATGAATGAAATGGAACAGGAGGATGATGACGGTGCTGATTTTGAAGTTAAAGCTATTCCTCAAATCTATTCTGAAATCGATTTTAAGCCTACCCAAGATGTTTCTGATGAAGCTGCAACTGGTCTTGAATGGCGTAGGAAATATAATCGTGGGGGTACAGAGGTTGGTGTGGCTAGAGCTGTTCAGCTTAAAAACAGAAGAACTGTTTCACCAGAAACAATCAAAAGAATGGTCAGCTATTTTGCAAGACATTCCGGAGAAGGTGACAACAAACAGCCAAATGGAGAGCCAAGTGCAGGAGCAATTGCATGGAAACTCTGGGGAGGAAATTCAGGAAAAAGATGGTCAGAAAAAATCCGCGATCAAATGCAAGCCGCAGAAGAAAAAGAAAAATCAACTGATTCAGTTGAAGCCATCCAAAGACAATCATCAGAAATTGAATCAGTTAGTAAAACAAAAGAAATGGGCCGATACAGCTCCCAAGTCAAAGCCAACGAAGACTCGCTCGACTCGTTCCTCAAAAAAGAGCTAGTTGGGACAACAGAGCTTGCACTGGATTTTCTTGCTGAGCAGACAAAAGTCGCAGTTGATATTCTCAAGGCAGCAAAGAAAAGCAAAGCCACATTACCCAGTGAAAAAGAATACAAGAAACGTCTGGACAAGGGCTTGAAGAAACTCGAATCAGACTATCTGAACAAGTTTGATGAGCCATTAGAATCTGCTGTTGACCTTGGATACGACCTACAACTGAACTTGATTTTCGACAAGCCAAGCAGGGATGCACTTGAGGCAGCAAAAGCAAAAGACAAAAACAATAGATCAATACTATTGAAAGCAAGAAATATTGATACTTTTGAAAGCTTGAATAAAACTACAACCAACTTGATTATGAAAATAATCACACTGGGATTGAAAGATAACCTGTCTATTGATGATGTTGCAAAGCTCATTGTTGAAACTTCAATCAAAACAAATCCATCAAGAGCTAGAACAATTGCGAGAACTGAGACACTTACTGCTGTCAGCATTGGCCAGTCATCAATGATGAATCAGGCAGGTTCTGCAATTAAAGGATTAAAAAAAGCATGGGTAACAGCTCAAGATGAGGATGTTAGAGAAACTCATAAGCAGGTAAATGGTGAGATAAAAGACTATAACGAAGATTTTAGCAATGGACTAAGATACCCAAGAGACACTAGAGGTGATGCTGGTGAGACAATAAACTGTCGATGTACACTGGTTACTCTTCCGCCTGAGGATTTAGAAGAATATCGTGATGAGCTTGAGTCATTAAAGGAGACAGCTAGATGAGTTTTAAATCAATGAAAGAAGCCAGATTTAAGGCTATTGGTGATGGACATTCAAGTGATGCAATCATCATTGAAGGATATGCAAATAAATCAAAAAAAGATGCCTACAATGAAAGAATGGATGCAACATCTGTTAGGCTTGAAAGATTCAAGCAAAATCCTATTCTGCTATTTAACCATGATATGAATTATCCTTGTGGTAAAGTTATTGAAGTCGAACCAAGGGAAGAAGGATTGTTCGTAAGAGCTGCTGTTAGTCCTGCTCAACATGAAAAAATTGCTTTCGTTCGTGAGCTTGTTGCTGATGGCACACTATGTACTTTCTCTGTAAGGTTCGCAGATGAACAAGTAGTTGAAGACCCTGATAACATGGGTGGTAAGCTAATTAAGAACTGGGAACTACAGGAGGTAAGTATCGTGAGCATTCCAGCGCAGCCAGATTCAACATTTTCTCTAGCCAATGCAAAATCTCTATTTGATGCAAGACAAATGGTTCTGAAAGCAAAAGGCGCAATGGTTGCAAAGTATGTTGCAGAGCAAATTGGTAAGCTGGAAGAAAGCGGACAAATGAAAGAAGACCTTATGGAGAAGTTGTCAGAATCATCTGGAGCTGATGCTGGTCAGCTTGCTGAGGTTCTTGCTGGTAATGTAACTCCAGTTCCAGAGCCAATTCTTGCCGCATTTGTTGGAGTTCTTGGTTGTGATGAGCAAATGCTAAAAGAGCATAATGCACATGATGTAGAAACTCAGAAGGCTATGTGTGAAGATGATAAAAAAGAAGAGCAAAAAGCAGAAGAAAAACCACCATCTTTGAGCCAAGCTGTACAAGATTGTGTCAGTGAGAAAATTCCAAAACTCATTGAAGAAGGAAAACCACAAGAGCAAGCTGTAGCAATTGCAATTTCAATGTGTAGCAAAGAAAAGGGATGTTCTGAGTTTATTCCTAGTCGTGAGATGATGGCAAAATGGATGAACGAATGTGAAAAGATTAAACAAGCTGAGCAGGGTACTTCCAAAGAAGGTACAGCACTTCCAGCGAAGGAACCTGAAGGGATGAACGATAACGCTCTTTTGATGTTGCTTAAATCACAACTTGAAATGCTTGGTGCAATTTCTGTTAAGCTGGACAAGTTAGCTGATGTTTTTCAAGCTTCTGCAACAAAGCCAGAAGTAGAAGTTGAAACAGAAACAGAAGGAGAAATGACAGAGCAAAAGACAGAAGATGAAATGCCAGAAGAAGTAAAAGAACAAATGAAGTCAATTCTAGATAAATATGAAGCAAAGCTTAAATCTCTGCTAACTTGAAATTTGCAATCTTGTGCTACACTGTGTTTCGTGGCCTCAAGACGAGGTTAGAAAAAAACTTTGCGGCAGTCAGCCGCTACTTTTGGAGGTTCTATGTCAAGTTTTGAAAAACGGCTGGCTGATTTTGAAGAAAAAGTTCAGTCTGCTGTTGGTGAAATTGAAAAAGCTAAATCTGCAAATATCGTGGCTGGTTCTACAGCAATCGGTAATCGCAGTAATAGTGATGAGCAAAGACTTCTTAACTCCTTTGGAGTTACCAATGTCAAAAACTTGATCGAAGTTAATACAGCACATCCTCGTTATTCACATATTTCTGAAGGTGTTAAATCATCTGTTCTTCAATTGAAGAAAGATATGGATATTGCTCGTATGCAAGCTCAGCTTTTCACTGGTCAACCACTTGACCGCGATGATGAGCGAATTGCCCATGTCAAAGGTATTCTCGATACTCCTTTTGCTCGTACTGTTGATCTTAAAGCTCGTTTGAAAGCATTTGGATCAACTTCTGTTGGTTCGGGTGATGAGTGGGTGCCAACTGCAATCGCATCATCATATATTGAAGAGTTCGAGCTTGAGAAAAAACTCGCGGCTGCATTCCGTGAAATTCCGATGGCTACTAACCCTTTCCAACTTCCTGTTCAACAGGGCGTGACTAAGGCGCGTCTTGTTTCTGAGTCGGCTGCTGCTACTGATGTTAATTTTTCTACTGAAAAATTGCAGTTCGATGCAAAAAAACTCGTGGAATATTATGTACTTCCAGAGGAATTGAACGAGGATAGTGCTCCAGCCATTCTTGAATTGGCACGAGCCGAAATTCTTGCAGCTCAGCTCAGGAGTGTGGAAGACAGCATCGTAAACGGCGATGATAGCGTAACGCATATGGACAGCGACATTACTTCTGCTGCATCCAATCAAAAAGCTTGGAAGGGACTTCGTAAGTTGGCATTGGCTGCCAGCTCGACAGTAAGTTTCTCTGGTGGTGCA